GCGGCGGAACTGAGGTTGGTGTCGCTCGTGCGCGTGATATTTCCAATGGCAAAAGCCTGTCAGAAGATACTGTAAAGCGCATGTATTCGTATTTCAGCCGCCACGAAGTTGACAAGCAGGGCGAAGGATATTCACCCGGCGAAAAAGGTTATCCAAGCGCAGGCCGAATTGCGTGGGCTTTGTGGTCAGGGAACGCAGGCTTCTCTTGGTCGCGTGCTATTGTCGAACGCTTGAAGAAAGACGAAGATGAGCGTATGATTGAAACAACTGAAACCGATGAGGTTGCTATGACTGACGAAATTAAAAACGAAGAAGTGGCCGAGACGCAAGAGCGTCACATTGTTGCTGTCCAAGAAACTGACGAAACAGTGACGGTCACATTTGAAAAGCATCACGACGAAGAAGTCGAGACCGAAGTGGCTGAAGTCGAAGAAGAACGGTTTGACCGCTCGACACTCGCCTATCGTGCCGCCGAGGTAATCGGTTCTGATGATAAGAGCCGCCGTGTTCGCATGAGCCTATCGAGCGAAGAACCCGTTGAGCGTTCTTTCGGTATGGAAGTCCTAGAACACACAGAAGAAGCCATTGACTTGTCGCGTTTGGCAAGCGGACACGCGCCGCTTTTGCTTGACCACGACATGACTAAGCAGATTGGTGTCGTCGAAACAACATCTCTTGATAAAGCCGAGCGCAAGTTGCGTGCGGTTGTTCGCTTTGGAAACAGCGCACTTGCTAGAGAAGTTTATGACGATGTCAAGGACGGTATTCGAAGCAATGTCAGCATCGGTTACGTTGTCCGAAATATGGAAGCAAAGAATGACAGAAGCGGGACGGTTTCGGTTAATTCGTGGCAACCATACGAAGCAAGTATTGTATCAGTTCCTGCCGATGCCGGTGTTGGTGTGAACCGCAATGCTGAATTTGTCGAAACTATTGAAGTCAAAAAGGATATTGAAATGACTGAAGTAAATAAAGACGAAATCCGCTTGGAAGCTACTGAAGCCGCCAAACGCGAATTTCAAAAAACCGCGCAAGAGATTACTGCTCTTGCCGTTAAGCACAACAAACGTGACCTTGCTGACAAAGCTATTGCCGATGGCATGAGCGTTGACCAGTTCCGTGGCATGTTGTTGGAAGCCCTGCCGACTGGCAAAGCCCTTGAGCAATCTGCTGGTGCAGTTGACATGAGCGAAAAAGAAGTCCGCAACTACAGCTTCATGAAAGCTGTTCGTGGTCTGGTAAACGGTTCTGGCCTGAATGGTCTGGAACTCGAAGTCTCCGACGAGATTGCACGCAAAAACGGTAAAGAAGCCCGTGGCTTCTACGCACCTGACAGCTTCTGGGCTGGCAAGCGTGACCTGATTGCTGGCACAGACGCCGATGGCGGCTTCCTCGTTGGCACAGACCACCGTGGCGACCAGTTCATTGATGCCCTGCGTTCACGCTTGGTATTCTCTGACCTCGGCACACGCTTCTTGTCTGGCCTTAAAGGTGACGTTGCTATTCCGAAAATGACTGCTGCTGCTACTGCTGGCTTTGTTGCTGAAAACAACGCCGTTGCCGAGCAAAACCAGACTTTCGGTCAGTTGACACTTTCGCCTAAGTCGCTCGGTGCATTCACCGATATGTCTCGTTTGCTGATGATCCAGTCCGACCCGTCGGTTGAAGCTATCATCCGTGACGACCTTCTGAACGCAATCGCTCAAAAAATCGAGCAAGTTGCAATCAAAGGCGGCGCATCTAACGAGCCTGATGGCATCTTGGAAACAACTGGCATTGGCTCAGTTGCAATCGGCACGAACGGTGGCGCAGCCACTTGGGGTTCGGTTGTTGACTTGGTCAAAGAAGTTGAAGCCGACAATGCTGGCCTGTCTGCCGACTCGATGGCATACCTGACAAACAGCAAAGTGAAATCTCACTTGGCTCAGACTGCTAAAGTAAGCAGCACGGACAGCGTTCAAATCCTGAATGACCCGTGGTCAAGCCTGTATGGTTACAATATGGCCGTCACGAACAACGTGCCGTCTGACCTGACCAAAGGCACTGGCTCTGCCCTGTCTGCTCTGGTATTTGGCGACTTTAGCCAACTTATCATCGGCATGTTCTCGTCTGCCGACGTTCTGGTTGACCCTTACACGAACAGCGCAACTGGTGCTGTCCGCGTCCGGGTTATGCAGGAAATGGATTTGGGTGTTCGTAATGCCCAGTCGTTTGCTGCTATCACAGACATCGACGCCTAATTGAGTGGGGGGTGGGCAATCCCTGCCCCCCATTTTTTTATTACTACGGAGAAAACAATGGCTGAACAAAAAGTTAAGATTGAAGTTATCGCAGGCGTTGGCATCAAAGGTGTCGCATACGCAAAAGGCGATGTCGTTGAAGTTTCTCAGGCAGACGCTTTGCAGCTTATTGCAATGCGTAAGGCCACTGGCTACGAAGCCCCAAAAGTTGACCGCGCAATCGGTCTGAACACAGAAGATGCAGCACCGCTGGTAAAACGCACCCGCAAGCCGAAAGCCAAATAAATGGCAGTTGAAACCGCCACAGAACTGGCTGTCTTTTTTGAGACAGATGACTTTGCGGTGACAGCAAGCTACACGCCATCAGGCGGGTCAGCCAGCGATGTCAAAGGCATCTTTGACAAAGAATATCTCGAACTAGATAGCGGCGGCACAGTCGCATTTGCTGTAAACCAGCCGCGCTTCCAGTGTTCGACCGCCGACGTTGCTAGTGCAGCCGAAGGCGACGCAATCACCATCTCAGGCACAAACTACATCGTGCGCGTAGTGCAAGACGACGGCACTGGCGTAACGACACTGGTTATCGAGGAGCAATAGATGGCGCATGTTCGCAAATCTATCCGTGACAACATCGAAACCACGTTGACCGGGCTGACCACGACGGGCAGTAACGTATATGTTACCCGCTTTTATCCGCTTGCCGAGGCGAAGGTGTCTGGCCTTTGCATCTACACCAACAGCGAAGCGACAGAAATAAGCACGCTGAAAACACCTCGCACGCAACTGCGGACGCTTGAGGTTATGGTCGAGGCTTATGTCAAAGGCACAACAGGCATCGACGACACGCTCGACACGATTGCTGTCGAAGTCGAAGAAGCGTTGACGACGGACATTACACGCGGCGGCAACGCCAAAGACACTAAAGTGACAGCATTTGAAGCCAGCTATGCAGGCGACGGCGACCAGCCAGTCGGCGTTGGACGTTTTACGGTTGAGGTTCTTTATGCTACACTCGAAAACGATATTGAAACCGCAGTATAGGTGACTAGAATGGCCAAGCGTGTTAAGTTATATAAAGATGGGCAGACGATGGAAGTCTGGCAAGAGAATGTTGAAAAGCTAACCGCCCGTGGTTGGTCTGAGACAGAGCCAAAGGCGAAGGCTAAAACAACGCCAAAAACCGAAGTTGCAACCAACACTGATGAGGTATAATTATGGCAACGCACACAGGCAGTGAAGGAACTATCAAAATTGGTTCTGACACTTTGGGCGAAATTCGCTCTTATACGCTCGAAAGCACGGGCGAAGTAATCGAAGACACCTCTATGGGTGACAGCGCACGCAGTTATAAAGCTGGCCTGACCACCTTCACAGGTTCTTTGGAAGTTTTCTTTGACGAGACTGACACAGCACAAGGCAACTTGGATGCTGGTTCTTCAGTTACTTTGGAAGTTTACCCCGAAGGCGCAACCGCAGGCGATACATATTACACTGGCACAGCCATTGTGACTGGTCGCACCGTGACTGCTTCTTTCGACGGTATGGTCGAGATGTCAATCTCGGTTCAAGGTTCTGGCGGACTGACAGAAACAACCGTTTAATATAACAGACAGGGGGTGGCACTATGTCTGCATTTGGCGAGCGCATAAGCGCGAAAACTAATCAAAGCACAATCCGTGTTGAGGTTGCAGAGTGGGGTGACGAAAACGAGCCTATGGTTCTTTTCGCCACCCCTCTTAACGCAGGCGAGTTCTCGAAACTGCAAAAGAAGCACCCGAACTTTCTGAACAACATGACGGTCGAAGGGCTGATTGATATGTTGATTATGAAGGCAATGGACGGCGAAGGTAACAAAGCCTTTGACGTAGGCGACAAGCCTGTGTTGATGCGCCAGCCTGTTGGTCTTGTCAGCAATGTTGCTGGGCAACTTATGGGCGAAATTGCCAGCGTTGAAGACGCAAAAAAGGATTAAGCGATGACCCTGACCGATTTGTGGTCATCGCACTTGCCGACCGACTTGGTAAGACCATTGGCGAAATAGAAGATATGCCCTATAATGAACTCATCGAGTGGGTTGCATATTTGGAAGTGTTAGCGGATGGCCGACCAAAATCTTAGAGTAAATATCACAGCCTTTGACAAGACGCAGCGTGCGTTTGCGTCTGTTCGGGCTGGTCTTGGTAAAGTCAAGTCGTCTGTTTTTAACGTCCGCAACGCCGTTGTCGGGCTTGGTGCAACACTGGCACTCAAGCAGTTTGCTGGGCAAATTGACGAACTTGCAAAAGCCAGTGGCCGTCTTGGTCTTACTGTTAACGAATTGCAATCATTGCAGTTTGCGGCAGGGCAAACAGGCGTTTCATCCGACGAACTGACCAAAGGTCTTGAGCGTTTCAGCCGCAGCATCGGTGAGACAGCACAAGGCATCGGCTCTGCCAAAGAAGAATTTGAACAGCTTGGCATTAGCGTAACCAATGCAGATGGCAGCTTGCGTCCGACAACAACGCTTCTTAATGAAGTTTCTGATGGTCTTAAAGATGTCAGCGACCCAGCCGAGCGTGTTCGCATTGCGTTTGACTTGTTTGGACGTTCTGGTGTCAAACTAATCAACACGCTAAAGGGCGGGTCTGAAAGCCTGACAGAATTGCGTGACCGCTTTAACGACATCACCATTACACTGACAGAAGACCAAGCAAAGGCCGTCGAAGCCGCCAATGATGGCTTTGACCGTCTTGGCAAGACCTTCTCATCGTTTGGCCAGTCTATTACCGCCACAGTGTTGCCGGGCATCCAGCGCGTTGCCGAAGCATTTACGGTTCTGGGTTCACTTGCTATTGCCAACATCATCGACGGTGTAAGCGTTTTGCGTAACCGCTTCATTGACCTAGCGCAAACATTTGGCCTGCTGGCAGATGCAGAGAAGTCTGCAATCAACGAAGGCACATCAGCGCGTCTGCGCGAGATTGCTGAAAGCTATGCTCTTGCCGCCGATAATGTGAGCAATTTAGCGGACAATGTGAAAAATGTTGGCGCAGAAGCTGTTGGCGCAGAAAGTAAACTGAAAAAAATGACGACAACAGTTAAGACTGAGGGTGAGCGTTCTGCTGAGACAGTTGGGCAAAGTTTTGGTGAAACATTCAAATCTATTTCGCTTGGCACAAAAAGTGGCTCTGATGCGTTCAGCGATATGGCAAGTTCAATTATCTCCAAGCTGTTTGAAATTATGGTTGTTGAGAAAATGGTGAAATCTATTTCAGGTTTCTTGGGCGGCACAAAAATGTTTGGCGGCACTGGTGCGCCAGCAGCAGCCCCCGGTGGCAATGCAATCGGCGGCTCTGTGCAGCGTGGCAAACCAACAATCGTTGGCGAACGCGGTGCTGAACTGTTCGTGCCAGCGTCTTCGGGTTCTATCGTGCCAAACAACCAAATAGGCGGTGGCGGTGTTACCGTTGTAAACAATCTGACAGTAAATTCTGACAACGCATCCGCTGTTCGCTCAGAGGTCTTGAGTATGCTGCCGATGATTAAAGAGGCCAGCAAGTCAGCAGTGCTAGAAGCATCGCGTCGTGGCGGCTCATATGCTAATTCGTTTGGGAACTAATTATGGCTATCACTTACCCGCTTGCACTACCAACAACGACAGGCATCGCAAATATAACGCTGACTGCGCGTAATACGATTGGCATAACGACATCACCGTTTACGCTTAAACAGCAAGTGCAAAAGCACGCTGGGCAACGCTGGGAAGCGATGGTTACGCTGCCGCCATTAGACCGCGACGAAGCTGAAGAATGGATTTCGTTCTTGATGAAGTTGAGCGGTTCGTTTGGCACGTTCTTGCTTGGCGACCCTAACGCAACAACGCCGCGTGGTGGGATTAAGAACTATCCGACCGACGCTATGGAAGTCAACGGCGCAGGCCAGTCTGGCAATTCTCTTAACATCGACCAAGCCACAGCATCTACAACAGGCTATTTGAAGGCTGGCGATTATTTGCAAATAGGCAATGCCTCCACGGCTGAATTGTATAAAGTTCTGAGCGACGCGGACAGCAACGCAAGCGGCGAAGTCACTGTTGATATTTGGCCTAACTTGAGAACGACGCACGCAGATGGTGAGCGTGTTTATGCGGCTAACACAACTGGTGTTTTTCGTTTGGCAAATAACCAAACTGACTTCAATATCAATCAGGCCAGCATTTATGGCCTCTCGTTCCGCGCTGTGGAGGCACTATGACGCGCAGTATTTCTTCCAGCTTTCAAGCACAGGTTGAAGGCGATAGCTTAACGCCGTTTTATGCCATCGAGTTAGAGTTTAATGACGATGAGGCAACGGTGCTGCGTTATTGGACGGGCTATGGTGACATCACTTTTGACAGCAAGACTTTTTCTGGCATTGCAGACTTTCTCAATATAGATGTCGCAACCGAAACGACAGACCTACAGGCTAACGGCGCAAGCATTACACTCAGCGCGTTAAACAGCGCAACAGTATCGCTGGCATTGGGCGAGGCGTTTCAAGGTGAGCCGATGAAGATATGGCTAGGGGTATTAGATACATCTGGCGCGGTAATTGCTGACCCTTATATGGTCTTCGAGGGAAAGATGGACACGATGTCGATAGCCAAGGCTGGCGACAAATCATCTTTAACTATTACAGCCGAAAGCAGCTTGATTGACTTAAACCGAAGCCGTGTGCGCCGCTACACGCCAGAAGACCAAAAGATTAACCACCCCACCGATAAGGGTCTGGATTATATTCCGTCTATTCAAGACTTGAACATTACTTGGGGGAGGCCAGTTTAATGGGTTGGGGATTTATTGAGGATGCCCTCGAAGACCTTGAGGACATCGGCAAAGCAGCTTTTGAAAACCCGATTGAAACGGCGCTTGCTGTTGGCGCAACTCTTTTGTCAGGTGGTGGCGCGGGTGCAGCTATATTTGCAGCAACAGCAACGGCTTATGGCAACGTGCAAATGGAGCGTGCCGCCGCCGAAGCGGCGGCAGCCCTAGCCAAGTTCCAGCAAGAAGCGCAAGGCCGCGACCTTATGGTCAGAGAGCCTGTCGGCAATCGGAAGCTGATTTATGGCGAAGTAAAAGCGGCTGGCAACATCGTTTTTATGGATGTAACTGATGAGAATAAATATTTACATATTGTTATGGCTGTTGCGTCGCACGAGGTTGAGAAATTGGCACACTCGTCCATCAGTGACTTTCAAAGGCGGGTGTTTCTAAACGACGAAGATGTGCAGCTTGTTTCTGGTGGCATAGACGCTGCTGGTGTCGCCAGATATGTCACATCGCAATTTGTATCGAGTGGCACATACTATGACACCAAAGATGGCAAAGGTTCTGTTGTGCGGTTTAAGTTTTACGACGGCACGCAAACTCAAGCCGACGCCGACCTTGTTGCCGAGAGCGACTTATGGACATCAAACCACATCTTAAATGGCATTTCTTATGTTTATGCCCGGTTTGAATATCATGCTGACAGCTTCCCAACGGGCATACCTAACATTAGCATGACGGTTAAGGGCAAAAAACTATATGACCCTGACACTGACACCACCGCATATTCGACAAACCCCGCGCTGGCCGTGCGTGATTTTCTGTCAAGCGAGTTTGGATTTAACAGCACGGCAAGCGACTTTGATGCTGCCAGCTTTACTGCTGCAAAGAATGTCTGCAACGAAACGGTCACAAACCTGTCGCCTGTGCCAGAGACACGATACACAATAAACGGCGTTATCGACACAGGCGCAAGAAAAAGCGAAGTGATTACAAACATGCTGACTTGCATGATGGGCGACCTTGTTCGCACCAACGGCAAGTGGTATGTAAACGCTGGCGAACACCGAGCCGCGTCTATTACCCTAACGGAAGACGACTGCCGTGGTGCAATCGAAGTGCTGACCAAATCATCGAGGCGCGACCGATTTAATTCGGTCAGAGGCACGTTTCTTGCGCCAATTAATAACTACAAGCTGTCAGATTACCCAGAAGTAACATCAAGCGCATATGTCGCAGAAGATGGCGAAACAATATCAACGCAGCTTGACTTGGCCTTTACTGATTCAGCCAGCGAAGCGCAAAGGCTGGCAAAGATACACCTCTTATCATCTCGTCAAGAAATTGTCGTCCGTTACCCGGCGAAGCTGACAGCGTTTAGACTGCAAGCTGGCGACACGGTTGCCATTACGGACGATGACTTCGGCTGGAGTGGCAAGCTGTTTCGCGTGCAATCTTGGACAATCGTTTATGACAATTCTGGCGGTGGCTCACCCGCACTTGGCATTGATTTGATTTTGCGCGAAACCGCATCGAACATTTACGATTGGGACGCAGCTATTGACGAAACCGCTTTTGACGCTGCGCCGAATACAAACCTGCCAAGCCCATTTGTGGTTGGCGACGTTGGTCTGGCAGTAACAGACGAACTGCGTATTATCAACAATGTGGCGACCACGGTGCTGGTTTGCACTGTGTCTGGCGGCGGTGAGTTTGCCGACACATTCCAAGTTGAAGCAAAGAAAAGCACTGACACCGACTACACCATTCTTGGCACGGGTAAAGGCAACATTTTTGAGCGCGTAAACGTGGAAGATGGCGTGACGTATGATGTCCGCGCTTTTGCCATCAACGCGCTTGGTGTGCGGTCTGCTAACTTTACAGTGTTCAGCCATCAAGTTGTTGGCAAGACAGCAAGGCCAGCGGATGTAACGAATTTCCACATCAACATTGTTGGCGCAGAGGCACACTTGGATTGGTCGCCTGTTGCTGATTTGGATTTGAGCCACTATCAAATCAGGCACACCAAAGACCTGTCGTCGGCAAACTTCCAAGATGCTGTTGACCTTGTGCCGCGTATTGCAGCACCGACAACCAGCGCAACTGTCCCGGCGAGGACTGGCACATATTTTATTCGCGCCGTTGATACATCAGGCAACCGCAGCGCAAATGCGACCAGCGTAATTAATGCCATTAGCGAATTGCAGCAACTAAATGTTGTGCAAACGTCAACACAAAACCCAGCGTTCTCTGGCACAAAAACAAACACATCCATCGACACTGTAACTTATGCAAGCAATGTTTTGCGTCTTGGTGCGGAGTTGCAGTTTGACAGCCGCACGGGCAACTTTGATGACGCGACAGGCAACTTTGATGATTTTATTGCCACCGAAGTTACAAGCGGCACATATGAGTTTGACAATTATATTGACCTGACACAGAAATACACAAGCCGATTGACAGCCGACTTGAAGGTGCTGCGGTTGGATTTTGTCAACTTCTTTGACGATGCTGTTGGCAACTTTAATGACCGGGCTGGCGATTTCGATGGCGACCCGTCGGCGTTTGACGACATCAATGTTCAATTATTTGTCTCAACAACTGATGACGACCCGTCTGGCTCACCAAGCTGGTCGGATTACAAGGAATTTGTCGTGGGCGACTATACCGCTCGCGCGTATCGCTTCAAGGCAGATTTGTCATCAAACGATGTAACGTCCAGCCCTGCGGTTCAGGAACTGTCGGTGACGATTGATATGCCTGATGGTGTGCGCGCTGATGAGGATGTGGCTAGTGGAACGAGCGCAAAGGTGGTAACATTCTCGCCAGCGTTTAAGGCACTACAGGGCTTGGCAATCTCAGCGCAAGATATGGCAACTGGCGATTATTATGCTATAAGTAGTAAAAGCCGCACAGGGTTCACGGTAAACTTTTATAACGCTTTGGGCGTTGGTGTGGACAGAACATTTGATTATGTAGCGAAGGGCTACGGCGAGGTAAGGACTTAAAATGAGCCAACATGATTTTGAAATTGCCAAT